CAATAGGAGCATACGGACGCACCGACACCCTGGAGTATTACTATATAGGCAGTTATCAGAATCCGGTGGTAAAGATAATGCTCGACGGAAAAATAACTACGGCGGCAAGCGGAAATCTGCTGTATTCCGGCGCTATATCTACGGCGGGAGGATCTGTAACAATACAGGAACTTGCCAGCTATTCGGCAGTGCTTCTACAGACATACGGCGTCGGAGCCAATGGACTGAACTGCGGTATAACAACTCTTATCCCGATAGCCTACATAAGCAAGGGTGACAGTATTCGGCTTTACGGAGGAATCCCTTCCTCTTCGTATATCACATCGGACGGTCCGCAGGCCGCTAAAGGCATGGGAGGCTATATAACGGCTTCTATGACTTCCGACTCGTCCTCAATCCTTACGCTTGAGCAGTCGGTTGGAATTATAGGAAATATACAGATATATTCAATTATTTAAAGGAAGGGACTGAGATGAGTAAATGTCTGGAATACTCCGTACTAAGATATACCCCTATTTTAGTGGCTGGAGAACATGTAAACATAGGAGTCTTATTCTCATCTGATAATTTTCAAGAATTTCACAGTATAAAAAAATTTAGTAGAATTAAAAATTTTGATGATGAATTAGATATAAATGCATTAAAATTTCTTATATCATCCATTAAAAATGATATACAGCTTTCACTATATAACGAGAATAAAAAATTCAACATTAATGATTTTACAAAATATTATATGAATGAGTTTCATTTTAGTAAACCCATTAAAATAGCTTTTACTGATTTAGCTAAAACCATAGATGATATTACTAAATTATATTTAAAATATGACTATGAAAAAAATAACAGATTATCTGAACTGGAACAAAAACAGTGAGCATGATTATAGAAAAAAGGAGGATTTTTTATGCAGATCAGAAAAGATGAAAACGGAAACATAATACAGGTAGCAAGCATGGGAGGCATACCGGACGGTACGGAGCTTGATTTATCTGATTACCGGATGGACGAAAACGGCAATCTTTTACTTGATACCGAAAAGATTCAGGCAAAGCAGAACGCCGCGAGAGCAGAGGAAATTAAGATAAGGCTTGAAGAGATTGACGGCGAATCAGTCAGACCGCTGAGAGCCGCCGTTACCGGAACAGTCGACGATTACGATGTTAAAAAGCTTAAAGAGCTTGAAGCGGAGGCGGAGGAATTAAGAGAGGAATTAAGGGGGCTAATCTAATGAACGATAAGATAAAATACATACTTTCCGTTATCGGAGGGTTTATAGCGACGGCCACAAAGCAATACGGGCTTATACTTCTTTTTGTGGTAATAGGAATAGTATTCGATTTCGTTACGGGACTGGTCAAAAGCAAAATAACGGGCGTACCCTGGTCAAGTAAAAGAGGCTTTATCGGCTTCTGGAAAAAGATATCGCTTCTTGCTGCGTTGTTTTTCGGGGTATTTCTGGACTACTTCATACCCATGTCTCTTGAAAAAATAGTATCTGTCGAAGTACCCTTTGCTTTGCCCTTCGGTTTAATCATCGGAAGCTACATAGTGCTTAACGAATGCATATCAATATGCGAAAATCTCTACGAATGCAACCCGGATATTATTCCGAAATGGATAGCTAATTTATTAAAGAACGCTAAAGGTAAAATTGAGGATAAAAACGGCCAAGACGGTTGACACATACGGTTAATTGTTGTATAATAATAAAAAAGGGGCATACCGATAGACGGTCGCTCCCTCATGAATGATTAAATAAACCGTTCAGTTGGTGGCTGGGGCGGTTTATTTCTTTATGTTCTTAATTACATTATCTAATGCAACAAGAAGCACGATAGCCAGAACTATGTAACATAATTCCATGTCTATCACCTCCTTGCCTGCTTATTTCGCCTGCCCTTAAAGGGGACGATTAAAGTATCTTATGGCGTAAGGAGGTAGCAACCGCCTACCGTTTCAGGTATGCCTTGAACAAATTATACAATATTATGTAATAAAAGTCAATATTTTACCAAGCGTTCCGTAAGGGGCGCATTTTTTATATCCAAATTTAAGAAAAGAGGTTTTATTATGAGTAAAAAAGTATTTATAGGAGTAGGACACGGAGGAAATGATCCGGGAGCTGTCAAATACATAACCGAAAAGGACTATACCCTTAAGACTGCTAAGCTTGTAGCGCAGTATCTCAAAGAGGCGGGAGTGGAATATAAGCTGTCGAGAACTGCGGATGTAGATACCGATATGGACAGCAAGGTAGCAATGTGCAACGCGTACAATCCCGATCTTGTAATAGACGTTCATTATAACGCGGGAGGCGGAACGGGCTTTGAAGTGTATTACAGCCATGTAGGCGGTACTTCAAAAACGCTTGCCGAAAACATCAATGCGGAAATGAAAAAGCTTATGAAAAGCAGAGGAGTAAAGACAAAGCTTGATTCTAACGGCAGAGACTACTTCGCAATAATCAGGCTGACTGCCGCGCCTGCCGTTTTGCTGGAGGGCGGATTTGTAGATACGATATCGGACGCAGACTATATCAAGGCAAATTACAGTAAGATAGCGAGAGCTTATGCGGACGGTATTCTGAAAACTCTAGGAATAACGGTTAAGACTGACAGTGTTTCGGCCGCTAAGCCTGTACTGGACAAAACGGGCTACAAGAAGGGCGACAGCACTATCGGCGTGCTTTCCCTTAAAGAGCTGCTGCTCCTTGCGAAAAAGGCCGGAATAAATAAGTATGGAATGGATAAAAACATATGGTTTGGAGACGGAACTCTGAACGCAGTGAATTATCTATTAGGGCAATGGGGTTATAAACAAAACGGGATTGCCGGACAGAATTTTATAAAAAGACTGCATACGGAGCTTGAAAAGAAGATGTAATAAGTTAAATCCCCTCGGACTTAATTGTCTGAGGGGATTTTTTTATACTTTGGAAATATCTATATTTTTCTTTGAAGAACTAGGGATTTAGATTTTCGAGCCGGCTTTCTGACGGATTTCACTCTTCCGGTCTAAGCCATACTCGCGCTACGAAACGGTTATTTTCCTCTGTAAATTCAGCGTTGCCGTTATACTTTTCAGCTCGTCTTTTAACGCTTTTGATACCAAGCCCATGATTTTTGACGTCGGTCTTGCTTGTTTTAAGGCGACTATTATATGCTAATACTGATTTTTCTATGGGGTTTGATATTTCAACCGAGTATGCTCCGCCAAACACATCAAGTTTTATTATAATCTCGTAGTCTTTAAAGCTGTCGGTATACGCTTCTGTGGCATTGTCGAGGAGATTACCGATAATAGTACAAATATCTATGATGTCAACATTTTGAAAGCCTTCTGTTTTGCTAAAATCGCCGCTTGCATGGCATTTTATATCTATCTTATCATAACATTCAGCATATTTTTGCTGAATGATTGCGTTAATATAAGCATTTTTCACACCTGTATATACCACACGGCCGCTATGTATTCTATTAACCAACTGTGAATAATGCTCACGTATCTTATCATACTCCTTATGATCTAAAAGACTGGTTGTTGTTACAGCAACATTTTCGATGTCATGCTTAATACTCCGTATCTCTTCTTCTCTTTTTATATACTCGTCAAGATTCTTTTTCATTGCCTTATTTTCAAACTGGTAAAATTTTATTTCCTCAGATTTCTGCTTATTTTGGGCAGAACGAAAAATCCCGTACAGAGAAAGTCCATTAATCACTAACGCGATAAGAGAAGCAAACGTCATGATTAAAGGCTTATAACGGCTTACGTTTTGCTGAAAAACATATAGCCCCACCGCAAAGGAGGCTGTGCATATAAAAAGCAGAGCTATCCACTCCGCAGAGCCGAAACTAAAGTCGGCGTTACGGAGATTTTTACGATACCATCTGTAAAAGCCGTATGAGGCAAGCGCAAACAGCAGCTTTGTTATAACTAAAATAGCTATACGTACCGCGCCTTGTATGTAAACGGCGGTGTGCAATCCATTACCGTCAAGAAAACTATTAAACGCCATCATAACGGGAATGTTTATAAGAAATATCATATAATTATTTATAAATATAATATAAAATTTGAAAAATAGATTTCCTTTCAAAAAAAGTACTGCAAATATCATACTTATAATAAGTTGTGATATACCCGGAAGCGTTTCCGAAACTTTTGCCGGCAAATAATTTGCTAAAAAAGCAATATTTATGAAAGAAACAAGCGTATAAACTATATATTTTAAACATTTATGTCCGGGGCTTTTATAGCCCAATACCATTGTTGTAAAGCCCGTGATGATAACTGCTTCAGCCAGACTGGCTGAGTGTTCTATCAAGCTCCACATTATCTAAACCTTTGCCCCCTTAAGTAAATACATTTTTTTAATATGTTTTCCTTTTTTGATTGGCTGTACTTAAGCGTTTCTCCTGTTGTCAGGTACACAACATCTTTTAAATCCGCAATAAACCTATAATTTACCATTAAGCTACGGCTTAAAGTAACAAACTTATCAAAACGCGAATCTATCTGTAGATTACTTAAAGTATTTCGGTCGTTGTAAATCCCAGATTCTGTGTGAAATAAAGCCTCGTGGTTTTTCATTTCGATGTATACGATGTCAGAAATTCGTACACTTATATTTTTCGTGTCATAGGTCTGTTTTGCTATTTTTTCTTCCTCTAATAAAAAATCAAAGGCGTTGTATAGTTTTGTTTCTCCGGCGCTTTTATATATGTAGGCACACAGGTCATACTCGACGGCTACATCGCCGCAAGTCTCATTACTGCTTAAAAACATCACGGGTAAATCCGGACAAATTTTTCGGATGTCCTTAACTAATTCTATCCCCGAATATCCGGGCATCTCAATGTCTAATACGGCTACGTCTATTTTATATTTTTGTGTTTCTATGTCTGTCATTAGATCGTGTCCGTTGAGATACTTTATTATTTGACAGGTCATCCCACGGTCATAATAGTAATAATCCTTGATCGTCTTTTCAAAATAGTCGAGAAAAAATTGCTCATCGTCGCAGATTGCTATTAACATATATCCTCCTTTCTTGTTTTAAAATTATAGCAAAAAAGTCGAATCATGTCCAGAGGTAAATTTATGTTTAATAAATTCCGCTGGATTAAAAATTGTTGTGTATAATAAATATTAAATAGTCATTCCTACTCCGTTACTACTTATTGCTTAAAA